CAACGAAGCCGAACTGCGCGCGGACTTTCCCAATCAGGGCAGGTTCCAGCTTTTCGGGGCTGACAACTACGACGCCCTGCGCGGCATCTACCTCGACGGGGTCATCCTCGATGAGTTCGGGGATATGGACCCCCGCGCATGGGTCGAGGTCATCCGTCCCGCACTGGCTGACCGTGGCGGCTGGGCCATCTTCATCGGCACGCCCAAGGGCCGGAACGAGTTCCACCGGCTCTATGAGTATGCCCAACACGCAGAAGGCTGGCAGGCGTTCATGTTCAAAGCCTCTGACACAAAGCTCCTGCCAGAAGGCGAACTGAAAGACGCACGCGCCATCATGACGGTGGACCAGTACGAGCAGGAGTTTGAGTGCTCGTTCGATGCCGCCATTCAGGGCGCCTTCTATGCCGAGGAGTTCCGCCTTGTGGATGCCGACAAGCGCATCCGCAACGTCCCATGGCAGCCCAACCAGAAAGTCTACACCGCATGGGATCTGGGCATCGATGACGCAACCGCGATCTGGTTCGTCCAGATCGCCGGCCGGGAAATCCATGTGATTGACTATCTCGAAGTCTCAGGCGAGGGCCTGGCCGCCATCGTCAAGAAACTGGACGCCAAGCCCTATTCCTACGCCAAGCACCTGCTCCCGCACGATGTGGAAGCCCGTGAGCTGGGGACAGGCGAGACACGCCGTCAGACCCTCGAAAAGCTGGGTGTCCGCTCAGATGTCATTCCGCAGCAGACGGTGGAGGACGGGATTCACGCTGTCAGGATGATCATGCCGCGCTGCTATTTCGACCGCGAGAAGACCAATCGCGGCGTGGAATGCCTGCGTCAGTACCGGCGCGAGTTCGATGAGAAGCGCAAAGTCTTCAAGGATCATCCCCATCACGACTGGACCAGCCACGCAGCCGACGCGTTCCGATACCTGGCCATGGGCCTTGATAGCCGGGCGCGCACGACGACGCCCAAGCTGGCCCTTCCCACCTTTGGCGCTGTCTGATGGCCTATAGCGATACATCCGCCCCCGATGCCGATGAGATGAAGCTGGGCGATGCCGAGCTTCTGTCCATCCTCAAGGCCGAGAAGCTCAACAGCGTCGGCTTCGAGAACGGCACGGAGCTGGAGAAGAAGCGCAAGAAGGCGCTCGAATACTCCAAGGGCGAGATGAATGACGTCCCCAGCCTGCCCAACCGCTCCAAGGCGGTGAGCACGGATGTGGCCGACGCCATCGAAACGGTCCTGCCTGACCTCATCGAGATATTCACGGGCGGGGAGGATGTCGCATCCTTCGATCCGCAGGGTCAGGAGGACGAAGAAGCCGCCAAGCTGGAGATGGAATACGTCCAGTACGTGGCATTCCGTAAGCTCAATGGCTGGCGCCTGCTCTATACGGCCATCAAGGACGCACTCCAGGTCGATACCGGCATCATCGAGACGTGGTGGGCTGACGAGGAAAAGACCGACGAGCAGACATTCGAGGGCATAACGGCCCCGCAATTGATGATGCTCGAACAGGACGGTTACGAGATCGTCGAGAAGAAGAGCCTCGGCCCGGCTGTGGATGGCATTGAGCTGTTCAGCGTCAAGGCGATGATGTCCTACGATGCTGGCTGCATCAAATCGGCCAATATCGACCCGAACAATCTCTCTGTTGCCCCTGACACCATCAACATAGCCGACGCCACCTATTGCGTGGTGCGCAGCTATCCGCGTGCTCAGGCCCTCATCGATCAGGGCTTTGACCCCAAGCTGGTCGCCAAGCTGCCGGACTACCCGAACAAGGGGGATGAGCAGACCGAACTGAGCCGCGACCTTGCCAGCGAGAGCGATGCAACGGCGGGCGGGGCGAGCAACAAGCTCCTCCGCACGGTGCAGGTGCTGAAGCATTGGGTCAGGATCGACGCCAATGAGGATGGCAAGACCGAGCTATGGCGCATCCAGACGGATGACCAGTGCTCGATCATCCTCGACAAGCGGCAGGTAAACCGGATCGGGCTGGCGGTGGGTACGCCCTTCATTCAGACCCACCGCTTCTATGGCCAGTCGCTCGCGGACAAGCTGACGGAGATACAGAAGATCAAGACGGCCCTTGTCCGGATGATGCTGGACAGCGGCTATTTCGCGATGAACCAGCGTGTGGAGATCGCCAAGGACCTGGCCTCAGAGGAAACCGTTGACGACGTGCTCAGGAATGAGCCGGGGATGCCGATCCGGGTTCAAAAGCCGGGTGCGGTCAATGCGATACAGGCCGGTCAGCTCGGGTTCGACGTGCAGACGGCGCTGGAATACGTCTCGACCATGGCCGAGCAGCGGTCTGGCATCGTCCGCAATGCTCAGGGGCTCAATCCCGACACGCTGCATGACACGGCCAAAGGCGCTATGGCGCTGATGTCGATGGCGCAGAAGCGGGTGCGGATGATTGCCCGTGTGCTGGCCGAGACGCTGGTCAAGGACTGGTATCTCAACATCCATGCTCTGAGCCGGACGCACAACACGCGCCGCGAGAAGATCAGGCTGCACGGCAAGCCGCCTGTGGACATCGATCCAAGCACGTTCGGTGAGCGTGCGGACATGGTGATCGAGGTCGGCGTCGGCTCTGGCGGGCGCGAAATGGAACTGATGGTGATGGAGAAGATGCTGGGCTTCCAATCCCAGGTCATCCAGATGCAGGGCGGGCTTAATGGCCCCATCGTTACCGCGCCCAATGGCTATGAGCTGCTGAAGCGGTTCACCGAGCGGGCAGGGTTCAAGAGCCCCGAGCTGTTCTGGACCGATCCTGCAACGGCCCCGCCGGAAGATCCCAAGCCTGATCCTGAGATGCTGAAAGCGCAGGCCGATGCGCAGGCTGCCGAGCAGAAGGCTCAGGCGGCGATGATGAAGGCGCAGGCTGATGCCGCCAAGATGGAGCTTGAGCGGCAGAAAATGGCCATGGAGAACGAGTGGGTTAAGCTCGAAGCCCAGAAGACGGTCTATGAGGGCCGCGCTTCTCAGCAGGAAGCGGAATTGCGGGCGCAGGAGACAGCGGCCCGCGAGCGCAACGACCAGCTCAAGATCGAGATGGACGCCCAGAAGGCGGCGGCGGACGTGCAGATCCGCATGGCTGAGCTTGAGATCAAGAAGGCGGAACTGGCGCTGAAAGAGCGCGAGCTTGGGATCAAGGCGCAGATCGAGTCCGAGCGTATGCGGCACGAGGCCGAGATGGGCGCGGCAGAGCGTGAGGCGCGGGCGAAAGAGCCAAAGCCTGAAAAGCCCAAAAGAGAGAAGCCGGATCGGAATGGCGAGGCTGTCGGCAAGGGGCTTGAAGCCCTGGCTGCTGCACTGAGCAGGCCGAAGATGGTTGCACGTGACAAAGACGGCAAAGTTACAGGGATTGAATAATGTCCAAGTCAAACGCGTGGGAAACCGCGCTGCTTCAGCTTGTCTTCAACAATGACAACGCGGCAAACATCGGTGACGCAACCGGCCTTCGCGGCTCGTCAACGGCGGGCTCGCTCTACGTGTCGCTGCACACGGGCGATCCTGGCGAAGCGGGCAACCAGACCACGAACGAGTGCGCTTACACCAGCTATGCGCGGGTCGCTGTGGCTCGCTCTGGATCGGGCTGGACCATCAGCGGTAACGCAGTAACGAATGCTGCGCTGATCCAGTTCCCGCAGTGCACGGGTGGTTCCGAAACGGCTACGCACTTCGGGATTGGCACGGCGTCAAGCTCAACGGGCGTGCTGCTCTACAAGGGTGCGTTGTCGGCCTCGCTGGCGATTTCCTCGGGTATTCAACCGCAGTTCGGCGCCGGTGACCTTGACGGCAGCGAGGACTGAGCGTGGCGGGTTTCCGCAACCATCGCGCATGGACTGACGCGGAAATCGCGGGACAGTTCCACATCACGAGCTTCCGCAAGGCGGTGTCATCGACTGCGACGACGACAAGCGCATGGATTGACTACAGCTATTTCCCCGGCTCGCCGGTCGCCAACTTCTACGCATCCGAGCCTCTGGCCGCTGCCTATGTAGAGGCGTCACGCGGCATCTACGTGCCGACCGTCAGTCCCAAGACGCAATGGCTGCGCAATCTGAAGCTGATGAGCGCGGCAAGCAGCGGGACGAGCACAGCGAACGGGCGTCAGCAAATTGTGCTGGCCGATCTGCTGATGTACTACCCCTTCGTGGATACCGACGCGGTAGGCGAACAGCAGGACATGATCAATGACGTGACGCTGCCGCGCTATACGAGCGGGAACGTCATAGCGGTGGGCCAGTCAGCGGCATCGACCAACGGGGTCTTCACGTTCAACTATACCAATCAGGACGGTGTAGCGGGCCGCACATCGCAGGCGCACAACACCTTTGCAGTCGCAGGCGGTGGGCAGGTGGTGGCGTCGAGCGTCGGAAGCGCGACGAGCTATCACCCGTATCTGTCGCTACAGGCGGGAGACAGCGGCGTCCGGTCCATCCAGTCGGTGACGTTTACTGCCGGCGGTGGCGGGCTGATGGCGCTGGTCATCGTGCAACCTCTGCTGGAAGCGTTTCTGACGCAGGAAGCGACACGTGGGACAACGGACAGCTTCGGCGCGTGCGATGAGTTCGCCGCGATGATCCATCACAGGCCACGCCAGATCAAGGACGGCGCAGTGGTCAACCTCTTCGCAGCCGGCCACGCCGGTTCGCTCGCCTCATCGATCCTGGCGGGTATGCTCGAAACAACGTGGAATTGACGCATGGGATTCAGTAGCCAGGACGACCTGATCAACCAGATCACCGTCAACGGCAAATACGGCAACGTCTTCTACAACAAGACGCTCGCCTCTGCCGGCACGGCGGGTCACTGGACGCTGCTTGCGGGCCATGCGGGCACGCCTGCGGCTGCGACGTTTGCGGGAACGGACCTCACCTACGTTGCGACCGATGACACATGGGGCGAGGGCGCGCCCTACCATGGCGGCAACGTCTCGACGGCGACCAAGCATTTCCTGAGCGCTGGCGCTTCGGTTGTCGCGGCTGCGGGCGCGCCGTGGTATCTGATGGCGATCGACCTTGTGGGCTATGTGCCCCTGTCGGGAACCAACGTCTCGACCACCGGCACCAAGACCGTGACGATGACGGCCATCGGATCGGGTGGCGGCACGGGTGACCGTTATCCGAACGGCGCAGGGCTTCAGCTATTCGTGGCGGCGGACACGGCCTTGGGCGTCAACGCGCCGACCTGCGTGGTCAACTATCTGGACACGGGCGGCGGTGCGGGGGCGACGACGACTTTCACGAGCACGGCTTCGCTGGGCGTGGGCCAGTTGCTCAATTCGGGAACGGCGGCGAACAAGTACAACCCGTTCCTGCCGCTTGCGACGGGCGACACGGGCGTCAGCGACATCGTCTCGCTGGTCTGGTCGGGCACGGCGCACGCATCGGGCACGGTGATCATTGGCCTGTGCAAGCCTCTGTGGACGATCCCTGTCCCGGCGACCGGCCTTTACACGAAGCTGGACTTCGTGAACGCCTTCCCGTCGCTGCCGCGGATCAGGGATGGGGCAAACATCCAGTTCCTCATGTTCCAGACCGGCGCGACAACGTCGGGCGGTACGATCA